GCGGTCAGATCGTCCAAGTCGTCAACCGTCGGCTCGTGGCCGAGAAAGTCCCTAAAACGATCCAGGGTCGATTCGTACATGGCGACCGACCGATCCGACAGGTTTTTTAGCGGTGCCACGCGGTCTACCAGCAGCTCTCGAAGCGTCATCGTCTGGCCTCCCTTGTTGAAGAAAAAGCCGATTATAGGTGGTAGTGTACAAATGTTCCAAGTACACCCCGTCCGTTCGAATAATCGGCCAAAACATAGTGTACAGCGTTTCTAGTATGATGGGAACGCCGGTTTGGCATCCATTGACCAGGTGATGCCTAGCGGTAGTATTTGGGTATGGTTTCCATGGCGTACAACATCGACGGCGTCGACTACCTCACGATTTCAGAGGCCGTCGAGTACATGGGCTGCACCGACGGATGGGTGCGGATGCTTTGCCGCGAGGGCAAGCTTGAGAGCCGGCTGCTGGGCAAACGACTGCGGCTCGTGGCCAAGCGGTCTGCCACGCACGTACGCGACACGCTCAGCACCAGGGCCGTGGGCAAGAAGCACCTGGCCAAACGCCCCGCAGCCAAGCGCAAGAAGGCAAAACGGAAGCGTTAGGCGGGCGCCGGCGGACCGGTTTTTCTCAAAAACCAAAGTGTCCACCTCAGAGCAAAACCGCGAGTTTTGCGGGAAAAGCGGCAAAAAAATTTTTTTTGTTGCAGGGCTTGACGCCTAACTACCGATAGACTACAGTACTGGCATGACGCGGACGAGTGAGCCGCGACAAACACGAAAGGACGAAACGATGAACGCCACGCAAACGATGATCCTGAAAGACGCGACCAAGATCCTGAAGGCCCTCCGCAAGGCCGACCAGCACAAGGCAGCCGACGAGCTGGCCCGCCGGGTGGCCGACATGATCGAGGCCGCCGCCTGAGGGCGGCCCGCCCGCCCGCCCAGGTGCCCGCGACCTGGGCGGAGGGGCGAGCCGACTTCCGGCCCGCGTACTCACGACAGGGAGACAGACAGATGACCAGCAAGAACTTGACCAAGACTGACGCCACGACCGCGACCGTTGCCCCCCGCCTCACCTGCAGCCGCCGCATGGCTGACCAGTGGGCCGACATCTCGAGCAGGCTCACCGACCTCGTGGCTGCCGTCACCGCTGCCCGACCGGCGGCCGGCAGCTACCGCGACGCGGCGGCCTGGGAGCGCGACCGCGCTGCCCTCGACGCCCGCCTTGGCGTGCTGACGCAGTTGGAGCGCCGTTTCAGTTCTGAGGCCGCCCGCATGGCCGAGGCGACCTGACCTCCTGTCGGCTCGTCGGCCGGGGTGCCCGTGGCCCCGGCTGGCGGGTTGACGCTAACCAAACGCTCACAATTTATGCGCACTAGATCAGCCATGAAACGCTTCTGGAACTCTGCTCTTAAATCGCTGCTCCTAGTCCGTCTCGGCCAGGAGCTTGGCACCTCGAGCGAGCTCGCCCAGGCCGTGGCACACGGCATCGACTTCGTGCTAGGCACCATCGCTAGATTTTGCAGTTGACGAACTACCGCTAGCAGGTAGCCTATCTACCGCTACGCAGCACGCTACGAACACTGGAATGCCTGTACACTAACCCTTGACTCTAGGCTATATGCCCGTACACTGCCCCACCACAACGGAGATCGCCCCCCATGGACGCACACTTCAACGAATACCTCGCCGCCGCAACCGGACTCGCCGAGCAGACGCCGCCGCCCGCGCAACGCCAGACGTTCGCCATTGGCGATTTTGTCAGCGGCATGACATGCGGCAAGCGGTGGCAGGGCCGCATCTGGAACATCGAAGGCGACCGGCTGAGCGTCGAGATTGACGGTGGCTGGCTGGCTGTGTCCGCGAAGGACGTAACGCACTGAAACACGGAGCCTGTCGGAGACGGGAACGCCACGGAAGGGACAAACCAGCCAAAGCAGGACGCTGAGGCTGGCATTTCACAACGCAGAAAGGGACGCGAGATGAGTACGAAAAACGATGGCAAATACGCCGAGGGCGTGTTGTTTGATGTTTCTCATGTGCCACCTGGCTACGTCGATATTGCGCCGCTGCATCGCACCGAAAAGGCACTGCACAACTTTACTTTGCGTGCGTGTCGTGCCGGGCGAGTGCGGCGCTTTCGCGTGAAAAGGTCTAGTGACGACAGTATTGGATTCATGTTTGTTCACTCTGAAGACATGGACCGCCTGCGTGAAGAACTTCAGTGCAAGCAAGTGAAGTCGCAAAAGGCGAATGCCTGCGAGCATGACTTTGAGGAATATCCGTCGATGTGTGCGTCGCTTGCCGACGTTTCCGCATCGCTTGGTTTTCTTGTCGCGTTGGTTGAGCGACTTGTCGTTGCGGCCGAGAGCTGTGCCACTCAGCCAAAGACTCCGCACCAAGAACTGCTTCACACGATCAACGGAAATCCTGCACCTTGGAACGAAACCTAAACCACAGCAACACGAAAGGACGCAACTGATGACCACAGAGATTTCGACAAACACGGCACCAGCGAGAGGGTTGGCTCTTGCCTCGTTCGACGACGCATTCCGGTTTTCCAAGATGGTGTCAGCGTCGGAGTTCGCCCCGAAGGACTTCCGGGGCAAGCCTGAGAGCTGCCTGCTCGCTATCCAGCACGGCAGCGAGGTTGGGCTGTCGCCAATGCAGTCGCTCCAGAGCATCGCCGTGATCAACGGACGCCCGACGATCTGGGGCGACGCGGCGTTGGCCCTGGTGCAGAGCTCGCCCGTTTGCGAGTACGTCAGGGAATACACCGAAGGCGAGGGCGACGGCTTGGTGGCCGTCTGCGAGGCGAAGCGCAAAGGCTACCCGCAACCCACGGTCGTGCGCTTCAGCATGGCTGACGCCAAGCGGGCGGGCCTGGCCGGCAAGTCTGGCCCCTGGTCGCAGTACCCGGCCCGGATGCTGACGCTTCGAGCTCGAGGCTTCGCGCTGCGGAACGCCTTTGCAGACGCTCTGCGTGGCCTCATCACGGCCGAGGAGGCACAGGACTACCAGACGGCCGAACAGACGCCGGCGGTTGCCGTAACGCAACCAGAGCCCGCCGCAAAAACGGCGGCTGTTGCTGCGACGGAGGACATGGTCAAAGCCCGGCGAGCAATCGCCGCAGCGAGGAGCGTCGAACGGTTGCGGCAGCACTCGTTGACGGTGCAGCAGCGGCTCGACGCTGGCTTCTACACGGCCACGCAGGCCAGCGAGTTGATGGAGCTCATCGACACCAACATTGAGCTCCTGACGCCGCGCGGCGACGCCTACGAGGACAGCGGCACCGAGCACTTCGACGCTCAGGAAATCGCAGCGGAGGCGCGGGCATGAACGACGAACCAGACGAAGACCGCATGCAGGCCCAGCGCCGCCGCTGGAAAGAACTGGATCACATCGCCGCCGAGATTGCAGCGGAGCGGGCGACGATGCAGGCAGACATCGGCAAGGTGCTTGACGAAGGGCCGCCCTCGCCGTTCATCCTGGATCGCGGGATCTACACCTCTCGGCGTGACCGTGAGGCCATCCAGCGAGAGGAAGACCGCATTACGCGACTGGAGCAATTGGGACGTTGACGGCGGCACACCCTTGCTTGCGGCTTTTCATCGGGGCCGCATGGGTCGCCCATCTGGCGGTGGCGAGTAACACCAGACGCAGCCCAGCGAGACGGGCCAATACACGGAAAGGATTCCATGTCCGACTACTACGCAGAAACGCCCCCCGGCCCGCTTTTTACGCAGCGAGCGCCTTCCGTCTGCGGCAGCGTGACCTCGGCCCAGGCGGCCGACTCGCTCGCGCCGGCGACGCTCAACGCTCTGCAGCGGCGCGTGCTCGAGCTGCTCCAGGCGACGCCCGGCGGGTTGACCGACGAGGAGATGCAGACCCGTTTGGGGATGAACCCGTCAACGCAGCGTCCGCGGCGGATTGAGTTGGCGCGGCGCGGGTTGATCGTGACGGGTGGCACCAGGAAGACGAGCAGCAGACGCATGGCGACGGTGTGGAAGGTGGCGCGATGCCGAAGCGAGGGCGACGCGACGCACATTCATGGATGAGGTGAGCCGTGGCCGGTGAATGGATTCCCCTTGACTGCAACCTCGGCACGAAGCCCGAGGTGCTTGAGCTGGTGGACGAAACCGGGCTGCCTATTGAGGTGGTCTGCTGGCGTCTCATCCAGTTGTGGTCATGGGCCGCGCTGAACTCGTCCGACGGCACGATCCGGGCCACGCCCCGGCGCGTCGCTGCGGTGGCGGGTGGTGACGAAACGTTCTGGCTCGCTGTTGAGCGGGTCGGCTGGGTGTCGTTTTTGAACGGCAACCTCGTCATTTCGGGCTGGGATAAGCGTTTTTCCGGCACTGCCAAGGCCCGTGCCATGCACGGCCGGCGGCAGGATTTGTACCGAAGGCGCTCGCGTGACGCTGCACCGTCACAGGGTGGTGGCGCACCACCGTCACCAGAGGAGAAGAGAGGAGAGGAGAAGAGAGAAGAAATACAACCGGCTGCGCCGGTTCCGACGAGCAAGCCTGCGGCTCGCTCGCCGGCGAAGCCTGCCGTCTCGTGGTCTGCTGACGCAGGCTGGGCAGGGATTACGGACGCAGAGCGTCAGGAATGGGCGACGGCGTTCCCCGGTGCCGTGCTCGACCAGGAACTTGCGAAGGCGACCGCCTGGCTCAAGGCGAACCCGACACGGGCCGGGCGGCGCAACTGGCGGGCGTTCGTGGTTCGCTGGCTGTCGAAGTGCCAAGAGCGCGGCGGGACGAACCGCACGACGGGAGCCAGGCCAGATGACAGGCCACCGCCCAGGGCATTTACGGGCGAAGCCGCTGAAGCATTTGAGCGCACACGTAGAAAACTAGCAGCATCGAAGGAGCATCTATGACACAGCAACCGTTGACCGACAAGCAACGCCAGGTGCTCGAGTTTATCCGTGCCAACTCCGGGGTTTACGGCCCAGCCGTGCGCGAGATCGCAACAGCGTTTGGCATTAAGAGCCCCAACGGCGTGTCGTGCCACCTGCGAGCGTTGGAAAAAAAGGGCTGGCTCAAGCGCCGCCCTGGCATCGCGCGTGGAATTGAGGTGGTGGCATGAGCCGAGACAACCCATACCCGCCGCCTGCACCTGGCGTGCTCGCGCAGATGTGCATTCGCGCTGCGTGGCGGCAGAATCTCGACGACGACGTGCGTCTGCTCCTTGAGTGGGCGGCCGACACGATCACGGGCAGCGAACTTGAACGAGGACGAGCTTTGGGCCGCGCGGAGCGGCTTGAGGCAGTGTGCGAAGTGCTGAAGCATCAACCAAAGGAGTGACCAATGGCGACAGCCACGAAGAAGCGCAGCGGAATCGCATTGTCGGCGGCGGACCTAAAGGCGGCGCTCGCCGCAGTTTCGCCGGCCGTTGCCTACTCGAGCACCCAAGCCGACTATCGGGCCGTGAGGCTTGGCGACGGCTTGCTCACCGGGTCGGACGGCGAAGTGCGGATCGACGTGGCACTGGACTACCACGGCGACGCCATCCTGCTGCCACACGGCAGACTCTCGGCGATCCTGAACGCCGCCACTGGCGACACAGTGACGCTCCAGCCGGGCGAGACGAGCTGCGTGGTGAAGGCTGGCAGCGGCACGTGGACGCTGCCCACGGAATCGGCGGCCGAATACCCGATGTGGGGGCCGAATGACGCCAAGCCGATCGCCAGGCTCCCGGCCGACCAGTTTTGCCGTGCCGTGAAAGGCGTCGTGTTTGCGACTGACAACGAATCCAGCCGGTTCGCCCTTGGGGCCGTGCTCGTCGAGGTCAAGGGCGAGACGGTGTCTTTTGTGGCCACGGACGGCCGCCGGCTGTCGCTTGTGGAGTGCGAGCACGACCTGGCGGTGGATGATTCCCAGACGCTGGTTCCGAGCCGTGTGATGAAGATCCTGTCGCGGCTTGCGATTGCGCAGGAAGACGGCTCGGTCCAGCTCGAGGCCACGGCGACGGAGCTCATCGCTGAGATTGGCACCGCGACCGTAACGGCCAGGCTTATCGAAGGGCGTTTTCCAAGGTGGCGCGACGTGTTGCCGGATCTCGGCGTCGAGCCGACAACCGTGTTGGCCGAGCAGCTGCTGGCAGCGGTCAAGGCCGCGGCGATTGTCACGACCGAGTCGAGCAAAGGCGTTGATTTTACGTTCAGCCACGACGGGTTGCTGTTACGTGGTCAGAGCGCCGAAGCCGGTCAGTCCAGCGTCAAGTGCGAGATCGTTGAGGCCGGCGCGGCGTGTACGGCCAAGTTAGACCCGACGTACGTGGTCGAGTGGTTGCAAGGCTTGCCCCGAGACGGCGAACCCACGGTGAGCGTCCAAGCGAAAGACGGCAATTCGGCCGTGATCTTTCGCACCGATTGCAACACGGGCGTCGTGATGCCCATGGCGGTGGACTGATGCGAGATCTTGATCCGGCTCGCGTTCGCCGCGTGTGGATGAACCCAAAATTCACGACTGAGGAAGTGTGCGCGATTCTCTTGGTTTCCAATTCAGAGCTTCGTCGTCTGGCACGAATGTGCCGCCTTCCAAAAAGACATTTTGTGCAGCGAAACGCTGCGTTAAATGATGAGCCCCCCCCGGCATTGAAATTGGAGCAACAGCAACGCGCCCTAGAGTGCCGGGAACGTCATTTTGCGCAGCGCAGAAGCGAATCGGCTTGTAACACGCATTCCAAGGTCAGCAAGTGGAGACGAGGCAGGCCGCAGCGGTCGGCTTGACAGGTTTGCGATTGTGAGTTTGCCCGGCGGACACCGGGCATGTCATTGGAGGACATGTCATGCGCTTCTGGATTGCGTGCGTCGTGATGTTGTGTGCCGTTGCGTCCGAGGCCGACACGGTGGTCGTGCGTGGTCGCGCGTTTGTTTCGGCTCAGGAACACGCGACGATCATCGCTCGGCGTGGTGCGCTCGTGCATTCGCAGTGCAGCCAGACGGAGGGAATCGGGACTGGTAGCACGCCAGAGCAGGCCAGGCGCAATTGCTGTTTCTTTGGCAAGCGTCAGATCGTCGAGGAAGGCGTTGCCTACTCGCCTGTGACGCGCCGCTACTACGCTGTGATCCGCTACCGGTGATTGAATTTGACGTAGCAGGCGATCCCGTGCCGCAGCCGCGCCCGCGTGTGTCAACGCGGGGCGGCTTCGGCCGGGCGTATACGCCACACCAACACCCGGTTCACGCATATCGACGCGCCATAGCGTTTGAGGCCGCAAAGGCCGGCGCACGGCCTGGTCGTGGCATTGTGAGCGTGGAAATCGAGGCCGTGTTTGTAAGACCAAAATTCCACAAAACGAAACGTGGCGTAAAAGTCACGGCGCCGCAAGTTCCAAGGCAAGACGTTGACAACGTCGCCAAAGCTGTCCTTGATGCGCTCAACGGCGTTGCATGGGTCGATGACACGCAAGTGCAGCGATTGCTCGTCACGAAAAGCTACGGCGACGAAGGACGAACAATCGTGAAAATTGAATGACGATGAAACGACGCAAAATGCAACACTGCTGCATATTGCAACACTGCCAAAGTGGCGGGTCCTTCCTGCGTAGTGGACGGAAGCGTGTTGCCGCAAGCAGGCATCCTTTGATACATGGTTATTCCGCGGGAAAACGGCACTTGTGACCAAGAGTAGCCAGCCAGCCGCCGCGTACGAACGACGCAAGGGTCGCGCCGCCGAGGCGAAACGATCCGAGAGCGCGAAGGGCCGCGAGATCGGCGAGATGCCGCCGGTCAAAAAGCCGAAGCGTCGCGCGGCTGCTGCGAAAAACTTTCGGCTCTTCTGCGAGACGTACCTGGCCGAATCGTTTCCGCTAGCGTGGTCTGCGGATCACCTGACGGCCATTGCCAAGATCGAGGCTGCCGTTCTGCGCGGCGAGCTCTTCGCGTTTGCCATGCCCCGCGGGTCCGGCAAAACGACGCTTTGCGAAGCGGCCTGCCTCTGGGCCATGCTCTACGGCCATCGTCAGTTCATCGTCCTTGTCGGGGCCGACCAGACGATCGCGTCCGCGATGGCCGACAGCCTCAAAGCCCAGATCGAAAATAACGACCTCCTGCTCGACGATTTCCCAGAGGCGTGCTACCCGGTGCGGTGTCTCGACCGCATCGCACAGCGGGCGAAGGGGCAGACGTACCAGGGCAAGCCAACCGAGATCGACTGGGCCGCCGACCAAGTGACGCTGCCGTTCATCAAGGGCTCGCCGTCTGCCGGTGCCTGCGTCCGCGTGGCGGGCATCACCGGCCGCATCCGCGGGCTGAAGCACACGCGGCCAGACGGAAAGACCATTCGACCGTCGCTCGTGCTGATCGACGACCCACAGACCGACGAGTCGGCCTCAAGCCCGTCGCAGTGTTCGACGCGCGAGCGGATCCTCTCTGGTGCGATTCTGGGCCTTGCCGGGCCGGGCACGAAGATCGCCGGCCTTTGCACGATCACCGTCATCCGCCCCGACGACCTGGCCGACCGCCTGCTCGACCGCGCCCGCCATCCAGCGTGGCAGGGCGAGCGAACCAAACTCGTCTACGAATGGCCAAAGGCCGAGGATCTATGGCTCGAATACGGCGAGCTCCGACGCAGCGGGCAGCGCAACGGCACCGGCACGGCAGAGGCCGACGCCTTCTATGCCTCGCGACGCGATCAGATGGACGGCGGTTGCCGCGTGGCGTGGGAGCAGCGTCGCAACGAAGACGAACTCTCGGCGATCCAACACGCTTGGAACCTGCGCATCGACCGCGGAGAATCGGCGTTTGCGGCGGAGTTTCAAAATCAGCCGATCGCCGAAGACGTGGCAAGCGACAAGCTCGACAAACGAGCGCTTGCCCTTCGCGTGACCACGCTGCCGAAAGGCGTGGTGCCAGCCAATCACCATCAGCTCACAGCGTTCGTCGACGTGCAGGATCGCGTTTTGTTCTGGCTTGTGGCGTCGTGGTCCGAGTCGTTTGGCGGCCACGTCGTGCAATACGGCGTCTACCCCGACCAGGGCGTCAGCTTTTTTGAGGCCGGCTCTGCAAAACGCACGCTCGCCAAGGCGGCTGGCAACGTCGGCTTTGAGGCTTCGCTGAACGCGGGCCTTGAGCGTGTGACGCAAATATTGTTGGCGAAAGACTGGCCGCGCGAGGACGGCACGGCCATGCGGATCAGCCAGCTGCTGATCGACGCCAACTGGGGCAAGTCGACGGCCACCGTCCGCACGTTTTGCAAACGGTCGCCACACGCCACGCTCATCCTGCCGAGCCACGGCCGCGGAATCGGTGCCTCGTCGCCGGCCCTCACCGACAAGGGCAAGACGCGCGGCGATCGGATCGGCCTCAACTGGCGAATTGGCAACGTCAACGGGCAACGATCCTGCACCTACGACACAAACTTTTGGAAGACGTTCACGGCCTCGCGGCTGCGGCTGGCGACGGGCGACCCGGAAGCAATCATGTTTTGCATTGGGGAGCACGACCTCCTATTCGAGCACCTCACGAACGAATACCCGGTCCGCACCGAGAGTGCCCGCGGCCGCGTGGTGGACGAGTGGAAGCTGTCGGGCACGCGGTTCGAGAATCACTGGTGGGATTGCCTGGTTGGCTCGGCCTGTGCCGCCAGCATCGCGGGCGTGCAACCGACGGCAACCGAGGTGGGCGTGAGGCAGCGGCGCAAAATCGACCTACCGAGCGGCAGTGGCGGCCGGAAAACAATCACGGTCAAGAGGCTTAACGCATGAGCTCGACGCTCATTCTCGCGGTTGGCTGCGTTTACCTCGTCGTGGCGATCGACCAGGCCCGCAAGGGCTCGCCAATGGCGATTGCGTGGTTTGGCTACGCGCTGGCCAACGTTGGGCTGGCTCTTTCGGCCAAATAACGCGGGCGACCCCCTACGGTCTTTGGGGTCTGTTGCCCTACCGTCGCAGTTATGAGCGACGAAATCTCTGACAAGCTCGCCGAGGCGGCCGTGGGGCCGAAGCGCGTCCGCACCGACGCCGGCGAGGTTGAGGCCCACGATCTCGACCAGATCATCGAGGCCGACAAGTACATCGCCGCGAAAAAGGCGGCCTCAAGCACGAACACGCACCGCGGCCTCCGGTTCAATACGATCATCCCGCCGGGAACGATCTAGTGGCGTTTCTCGATTTCTTCCGCAGCAAACAAAAGCCCCGCCCTGCGGTGGTGCCGGTGGCTCGCGCGAAGTACGACGCCGCGGAGCGTGGTGACGACTACCGCCACTGGGCAAACGCCGACGCATTCGCGGCCGACGCTGCCCTTTCTCCCAGCATTCGCCGCACGCTTCGCAACCGGGCACGCTACGAGCGGGCAAACAACTCGTACCTCGCCGGGATCTCTGGCACGCTGGCAAACGACCTCATCGGCACCGGGCCGCGTCTGCAGCTCGACATCGGCGACGACGACGCGGCCCGCCAAGTGGAGCGGCTGTTCTTCGATTGGGGCTGGATGGTCGACCTCCCAGCCAAGCTGCGAACGATGCGCGAGGCACTGGTGGTGGACGGCGAAGCGTTCGCCCTCATGGTGAGCAACCCGCGACTCTCGGGCGTGCAACTCGACCTCCGGCTCGTTGAGGCTGAGATGGTCGCCACGCCGACCGAGCTCATGCGGCAGACGATCACGCCGGAAGGCAACACGGTCGACGGCCTCGAGTTCGACGAGGTTGGCAACGTCATCGCCTACCAGGTGCTCAATTTCCACCCCGGCTCAAACTTCCGCATCAACAACCTCGAATTTCAGCGGGTGCCGGCGGGCCAGATGATTCACTGGTTCAAGCCTTCGCGGGCGGGCCAACATCGCGGCGTTCCAGAGGTGGCCCCGGCGCTGAGACTCTTTGGCCAACTCCGCCGTTACACCGAGGCGGTGATTGCCGCGGCGGAGACGGCGGCTGACCTAGCAGCGTTCATCCACAGCAACTCGCCGGCGGCCGAAGTTGACGAGATCGACGCTTTCGCGGCGCTGGAGATCAGCAAACGCACGCTCACCACGCTCCCCGAGGGTTGGGACATTTCGCAGCTCAAGGCCGAGCAGCCCACGACGCAATATCCGGCGTTTGTGCGGTGCGTCCTCAACGAAATCTCGCGCTGCCTGCAACTGCCGTACAACGTCGCGGCCCTCGACTCGTCGTCTTACAACTACGCGTCGGGCCGCATGGATCACCAAGTCCATGCGATGAACCAGCGCGTCGAGCGCGACCAGCTCGAGCGAACGATGCTTGACCGCGTGCTTGCAGCCTGGGTCAACGAGGCCAGCCTCGCCGGCATACTGCCCGACGGCCTGCCGCCGTTCTCTGAGTGGAACTGGGGCTGGGTCTGGGACGGGAAAGACCACGTCGACCCAGGCAAGGAGGCGAGCGCCGCCGAGACGCGCCTCCGCACGCTGACTACCACGCTCGCGAGCGAATACGCCCGCCAGGGGAAACGGTGGGACGTGGAGTTGAGGCAGATCGCGGCCGAGCGTTCGCTGATGAACGAACTAGGTCTGTCGATGGGTGCTGCGCCTGATCGCCAGGCGGCCGATGCGCCGCAGGACGACCAGGAGCCGGTCGAGGCGGCAGGCGGCTACCGTCCTCCCCAAGGTGCTCGCGATGAGGCTCGCCGCGGCCTGGAGTGGCGTCGCGAATACGGACGTGGCGGAACTGCTGTCGGCGTGGCCCGCGCTCGTGACATCGCAAACGGTCGAGATCTATCGCTCGACACGATCAAACGCATGGTTTCGTTCTTTGCCCGCCACGAAGTGGACAAGCAGGCAGAGGGATTCAGGCCCGGCGAAGAAGGGTTTCCGTCCCCTTCGAGAATCGCGTGGGCATTGTGGGGGGGTGACGCCGGGCGACGGTGGGCCGAGTCGATCCTCGCACGCGAGGAGGCTGAGGCGTGAACGACATCGGCTTCGGTGACTTCGACGACATCCCCGATCTCGTGGAGTGGCTATGAGCTCGCTCAAACTCGAAACACAGGTCACGTTTCTCCAGGCAGCCGAAGGCGACGCCGCATCTTCGCCGCGCAAGTTCCGCATCGTGGCCTACACCGGCGCTCCCATCCAGCAGTCGTGGAGCCGCGAAAAGGTCGTGATCGACCTGGCTGGCATGACGCTGCCGAGCACCGTGCCGATCGTCATGGGCCACGACTACTCGCTCGAGTCCATCCTCGGGCAGGGCCGCCCCAGCGTCCAGGGCAATGAGCTCATCGTCGAGGGCGAAATCCTCGCCGACTCCGACACCGCTCGCCAAGTGCTCGCCCTCGCCGCCGCCGGCTACGAGTGGCAAGCCAGCGTTGGTGCCGATGTTGGCCGCCACCTGAAGTTTGGCGAGGACCAAGTCACAACCGCAAACGGGCAATCCCACGTTGGGCCTGTCCGCATCGTCCGTGCGTCGACTCTCCGCGAAGCGTCATTCGTGACGCTCGCGGCGGATCGCAGCACGGCAGTTTCAATCGCCGCAGACGCGGCAACGGAGGAACCCATGGCGGACAACGCCACCCAGTCGCCCATCGAGGAGCCCGTCGTGGCTGCCGCGGTGGAAGCCCCGGCGAGCGTCGCCGTGGAAGCCCCGAAGGTCGAGGCCCGTAACTACGAGGCCGAAATCGCATCCCTCACCGAGAAGGTTTCCAACATGGAAAAGCTGATCGCAACGCGCGACGAGCGGCCCGCTGCCCCGGCGGTCCACGTCCAGAACAACGCCCCGGCCACCTCGGCGGTGATCGAGGCCAGCTTCGCGCTCCAGGGCAGCCTGCCCGGCGTGGAGAAGATGTACGACGAGAAGACGCTCGAGGCGGCCCATAAGGCCCGCCGGGAGCTCTCTCTGGGCGAGGTGCTGGTCCAGGCGGCTGCCGCCAACGGCTACGACGGCCCGCGTCGGCTCGTCGCTTCGACCCTGCGTCCGATCCTCGCTGCGGCGTGGGCGACGCACAACATCAGCGGCATCCTGAGCAACACCGCCAACAAGTTTCTCCTCGCCGGGTTCAACTCCGTCGAGTCGGCTTGGCGGCAGATCTCGACGGTCCGCTCGGTCAACGACTTCAAGACGCTGACGAGCTACCGTTTGAACGGCGGATTCAAGTTCGACAAAATCGCCAACGGTGGCGAGCTCAAGAACGCGGCGGCCTCCGAAGAGAGCCGCACGATCTCGGCTGACACCTACGGCATCATGACGAGCGTGACCCGCACGGACCTCATCAACGACGACCTGTCGGCGTTGACGGCTGTTCCGCAGCGGATCGGCCGCGGTGGTGCCCTGAAGCTTAACGACGTGTTCTGGGCGGAGTTCGTTGACGATGCGTCGTTCTTCACGAGCGGACGTGGCAACTTGTCGGCGGGCTCGCTGGCACTGTCGCTGGCGAACCTGAAGGCACTGTCCACCAAGTACCGCAAGCTCAAGGACCCCGACAACAACCCCGTCGCGGTCGAGCCGCGGATTCTGCTTGTGCCGGTCGACCTGGAGCTGACCGCTGCCGAGATCATGGGTTCGTCCCTGATTCAGAGCGGCGCGACTGGCGGCCAGCCGGATCGCAACGTCCTCGCCGGTCGTTACCAGGTTGTCGCTTCGACCTACCTGACCAACACGACCGACTACTACCTCCTCGCGTCGCCGGCCGATCTGCCGGTGATGGAGGTGGCGTTCCTCAACGGCGTGCAAAGCCCGATCGTGGAGACGGCCGAGGCCGACTTCAACACGCTCGGCGTCCAGATGCGTGGTTACTTCGATTTTGGCGTCGCCAAGGCCGAGTACCTCGCCGGCGTGAAGTGCGATTCGGCGACCTGACCATAGCCCCGGCGGGCTGGTAATCGTGCCAGCCTGCCGGGGATCTTAAACTCACAAACCCAGAAAGCAGGTGATCCAGATGGCCTCTTATGTTCAAGACGGTGACCTCCTCGACTACACGCCGGCTGCCGCCGTGGCGGCTGGCGACGTGGTCGTGATCGGCTCGCTCGTGGGCGTCGCTCCGCGGCCCATCGCGGCCAACGCGCTTGGCGCTCTCTGCGTTAAAGGCGTGTTTTCGATGCCGTGCGCCACGGGTGCCACCGGTGCCCAGGGCTCGGCGATCAGCTGGTACGCGACCTCCGGCGTGGCTCATGCCTCGACGGGCACTGCTGCCGGCAAGCTCGCCAAGGCTCGCCTGGTCGGCGACACCGAAGTCCACGTGTTGCTCAACCGCTAGTCCACACCGCAACCCCCGGCAGGCGCGGCCCAACCCTGTCGCGCCGCCGGGGCGTTGTGGGCTGGAGGTTTTCGTGGCCGACTTGTTGGCGCAAGGTGCAGCGTGGCTGACGGGGCAGTTAAAGGCTGCCGCCGGCTCGACGATCACCTACTGGCGTGGCAACGAGTCGGCAGAAATCGTCGCGACGATTGGTCGGTCGAATTTTGAGGCGGCCAACCAGAGCGGCGTGATCGAGCAATGGGAGTCTCGAGATTACTTGATCTCCGCAGCAGACTTGCCGTTTGGCCTGCCGCAGCGCGGCGACGAAATAGTTGAGACACAGGGCAGCGACATCGTCGCGTATGAGGTGGCAAGCCCGCGCGGCGTGCCCGAGTGGCACTACGGCGATGCGTTTCGGTCGATTGTTAGAGTTCACGCGATCGCGACCGATCAAGGCGTAACGTACCTCACAACCGAAGACAACGATCAACTCACAACCGAGGCCGGCGAGCTGCTGGTGATCTAATGGCTACCAAAAAGATTTCGCAGCTCACGCTGGCGACCGGCGTCACTGGTGCCGACGTATTGGCAATCGTCCAGGGTGGCGTCACGAAACGGGCGACAATTTCCAGCTTTCGCGCCAACGTAGTGGTGACGCCAACAAAGTTGACAGCCAACACGACCGTGACTGGCTACTCGCCTGGCTCGGGCGACATTTTCCGACTCGCGGTCAGCGGCTCGACGGGCGTCGTCGTTCGAAATATGGGGATCACCGGCATCGACGGTGAAACTAAATTGCTGATCAACGTTGGTGCGACCGCACCGATCACGTTGAACCATGCGACCGGACCTAATCTAAACGCTCAGTTTGCCGTGCCATCGGGCAGTGATTACGCGCTAAGTCCCAACGGCGGCGCCGCGAGGATTGTATACGACGCCACCAGCCAGGTCTGGAGAGTCGTCTAATGCCGTTTTTTGCACTGCCCAGCGGTGCGTCTCCGGTGCTAGCGGGCAATGCCGCGCCGACAGGTGGCGTCGGCAACCCAGGCGACTTGTTTATCGACCGCACTGGCCGCGTGCTCTACGGTCCGAAAGACGCTGCGACGGGTTGGCCGACAGGCATCACGCTGCAAATTACCGGGCCGACCGGCATTACTGGGCCGACAGGCCCCACGGGGATCACAGGGCCGACTGGGCCGACAGGCTCAACGGGTGCCACTGGGCCGACAGGCCCCACGGGGATTACGGGGCCGACGGGGCCTACGGGGCCGACCGGGATTACCGGGCCGACAGGCCCCACGGGGATCACAGGGCCGACTGGGCCTACGGGGCCGACCGGGATTACCGGGCCGACGGGCCCCACGGGGATCACAGGGCCGACGGGGCCGACGGGAATTACCGGGCCGACAGGCGCGACTGGCGTCACAGGGCCGACTGGCCCGACCGGGGCCACGGGTGCGACCGGTGCGGCGTCCGTTGTCACCGGCCCCACTGGCTCTACCGGCCCGACAGGCCGGACCGGGGCTACCGGGGCCGACAGTCAAGTGACCGGCCCCACGGGCAGCACCGGGCCTACCGGGCCGACGGGTGCGACGGGTGCGGACTCAAGCGTCACCGGGCCGACCGGCTCGACGGGGCCGACCGGCCCCACCGGTGCCACCGGGGCCGACTCTGCTGTGACCGGCCCAACAGGCAGCACAGGCCCGACCGGGCCGACGGGGGCCACTGGTGACGCGTCAACGGTGACCGGGCCGACGGGGGCGACCGGGGCGGTCGGCGCGGGCGTGTCGATCGTCGGCAGCGTCGCGTTGATCGCCGACCTGCCGGCGGGATACACCGGCGCTGTGGGTGACTCCTACATCGTCCAGCAAGACTCGAACCTCTACGCCTGGTCCGGCAGCGTCTGGAACAACGTCGGCAACATCGTGGGGCCGACGGGCTCGACCGGGGCGACCGGTGCCGCGAGCACGGTGACCGGCCCCACCGGGACAACTGGGCCGACGGGTGCCACCGGTGCCACCGGTGCCGACTCCACCGTCACTGGGCCCACCGGCCCCACCGGCCCCACCGGCGTCACCGGCCCGATCGGGCCGACCGGCATGACGGGTGCCGACTCGACCGTGACTGGGCCGGCCGGCTCGACGGGGCCGACTGGTCAGACCGGCAGCACAGGTAACGCTTCGACGGTCACCGGGCCGACTGGCCCAACCGGGCCCACCGGCTCGACCGGCCCCACCGGTTTGACCGGCCCCACCGGCGCCGCCTCCACCGTGACCGGCCCCACCGGGGCCACGCCGCCATCCGCAATCGGCCTTATCCTCGCTCTCGCATAGGTGCATCATGGCAGCTCCCAACATCGTCGGCCCGACAACCATCAGGGCAAAGACAACGTTCCTCACGGCCGTCACCGGCGCGACCGGCACCGTGCTGCTCAACAACGCGGCCAGCTCGGGCAAGGCGTTTCAGGTGACGACGCTCTACATAAGCAACATCGACGGCACGAACGCTGTCGATGTCACCGTCGAGGTTCACAACCAGGACGACGGCGCTGGTACAGGCTACTCGCTGTGCTCTACGGTGAGCGTGCCGGCCGACGCCACGCTGATCGTCGTGAGCAAGGACACGCCGATCTGGCTGGAAGAAGACCGCTCGATCGTCGTCAACCCGTCGGCGAGCAACGACATCGAGGTCGTCTGCTCCTATCTCGAGATCTCCTGATGCCCTCCCTCGGCGATTCCTGCTGGCGGCGTGACGGTGTGGCGGCCCTCGCCCTACCGTTCCGCGTTCATCTGCCAGATGGCACCACTCGCACCGATCCATCCCAGTGGAGCAAGGACACCGACGTACTTGCGGCGACTGGCTGGACGCGATCCACGCTCACCCAGGCTGACCTGGACGCGATGTATCCGCCGCCCCCCGAGCCAACCTGGCTGGAGGCAGGCTACGAGACGCCGGGCGGCTGGCGTCTCGCTTGGCAGCCTGACGACGTTGCGTTGCTCACCGGGTTGTATGTGCTCGCGGCGAGGGCGAATCAGTTGGGCGTAACGCAGCCGGTGGTCGTGACCGACATGGCGGGCGAGCGGCACACGCTGACGTTCGCGGAGTTTGAATCTTTGATGCTCGCGTACGGCGCGGCCCGCGCGGCGGCATCCGCAGGAGGTGAGGTATGAGGGGGCGAGGCGG